TCATCATACAAACTCATAACTACACCTCCTCGTTAGATGTCCAATCAGTAGTTGCCATTTCCACTAAAATCTCCTCATGTGTATATGGTGCATAATCTTCCAATTCAACAGGAGTTTCACCCTCGTATTTTAGCACTACCCGATCAATTCCTTTTATTGAATGGCGCAATGAATTAATATTTGATTCAACAACCAAATCCATTATTTCATCCGTAACTTCTATAAATGGTAAAATTGTATATGTTCTCATTTTATATATTTTATTTTAATATCCCAATGATCTCAAAAATGCAGCCAGGCATTGTTTTGATTCTACTTTACCGCCATCATCCAGCACCCTGGTCCTGTACCGCCTAACAATTAAAAGCTGGTTATTATTCCAAATTGATGGCAGCTGTTTAATTAACCCTATCATTATTCTGCTGGTTCTAAATAAATACGAACTGATCCGCTTGTTAACTTTATTTTTTCAATCGGATATTCATTTGTTCTTACAATAACATCAGTATCTGTTAATGTTACACCGCTTATATTATATGCAGAATCTGCATTTGCTGTTGTAATTACATTTGATCCATTTATCCAAAGTTCTTCAATCACCGCACCGGAATCCCTGGGAATAACCACATTAATATCCAAAGTGTGTGATGATGTATCTGAAATAATTGATGTGCCAGCACCAGCACCGGTTAATGTTGCCAAAAAAGCATTGTTTGTTTTTAATTCCATTTTTTATTAATTTTTTTAAATTCTGTCTGTTTTTATAATTGTAGCCCACTTTATATCATTTATTCCTGTATTATGAATTTCAACAACATCAGCAGCTGATAATGTAAATGATGATGATCCGCCATTAATATCATTTGATCCATCCGGATCAATCGTTAATGAATTGCTGGATGATATGTTGATTATTTTAATAATTTGATTTTGTGTTTGATCATAATTTGGTAATGTAATTGTTAATCCGGCAATCCCAGGATTACAATAAATAATATTATCACCATCTCCAATTGTATGGTTGCCGGTTATAATCGCTTTGTTTCCCAAGCTGCTGGTTGTTTTCTTTATTCCATCAACTTCTTCCCGCAAAAAATTTACTGAATTTTTTATACCGCGATCCGGTAAGTTTTTATCAATTGTATCATCTTCAACAACCGGGTTGTTGTTACGATCAACAGAAATATTAACCCAGCCGCCTTCACATGTATTAAAATTGGCATTAAAAGTTCCATTTTTAAATGCGTATTTATTCCCACCGGCAAAAACCAAAACATCAGTCGGATTAATAACTGTGCTAATCCCACTTACCATTCCATTGTAAAATTTAACTGGTATTTTTTGCGCTGCAACAGCTTCAGCAACTAACAAGCTGTTAATTTGCTTACCATTATAAGCACCGCCAATTGACCATTCACCATTTGAATTTTCCCAGTTTGCAGATGTATTTAATATTTCTATTAATCCGCATGAATAGCTAAATGGACCATCGCCTGTGAATGTATTTTTAAATGTTAATTCTTCGGATGATTTAACCGCAACATTGCTTGCATTTCTGTTTGTTGCCCTATGTCTTTTTTCACCTGGATCAAGCAAAAATGTTTCATTGTAAGTTAAATTGAAATTTTGACATGTATAACTGTAAGTAACATCCGCAGGAACAGATAATGTTTCCCCATTCATATCAATAAATTCTATAAAATCAAATTCAAATGTTCCCGCACCGCTGTAAAGTATCGGTAATGTTTCAAAACTTGTTACAAATGTATTAATGTATTCTGCGGGGCTAACTCCAAAAGGCAAATGATAAACATCCGACAAAACAACATATCTTGCTGAACTGTTTGTTGTCCATTGTTCAATTCCATTTTGATTTGTATAGTAATATGAGCCAACTTGCAACCGCATGTGAAATTTCCATTGGTGAAATTCATCAAATTCAGTTGGGTCATTTGTATCTGTTAATGTACATCTAACATTTCCATTAAATAAAACAGTAGATCCACTTCCACCGGCAACATTCCCAAACTCCACCGCAGTTTCATAGTTTGTTTGGTCCGGTAAAAAGTTATTAAGGTTTATTGCTTGCTTAAAATTATATGTGATTTCTGCGCTGGCTAAAGCTGGCAAATAACTCCATGAACCTTGTTTTTTAAATGCAGTTTCCAAAACCAATAATGATGCGCTTTCCGATGTATCTATATATGTACCATCTTTTTTATAATTTCTTATATTTAAAGTTGATGGGTATAAATTATTTGTTTGAAAAAAACTAAATGAACCATTTGATAAAATTAATGTTCCATGCCATTTTATGCAAATATCTTGCAGCACATTCCAAGCTGTTTCATTTATTTCATTGTTGTACTTATCAATTTTTATATATGCGCTATTGGAAACCCTGGAAACCGCCAATGGATCAAGTGAATTTGCTGGTGATGATGTAAATTGATCATCTTCATACCAATCAACCCCGGTTTTTAAAAACAGATCATCAGTTTCCCAAAATCTATTAATACCACTTTGGGTTAATATATTAATTAGATATTCAATAAATGTTTCAAAATCATCAGCAGTTCCATCATAATCAACATCTTTTAACAGCCCTAAACCATCAGTTGCATGTAAAGAAAATTTATATGGTAATGCAATATCTTCAATTTGAATCAAATCCTGTAAAATTAACCCCGCCCAAAATAATTTATATGTTGTATCTTTTAAATAAATAGCAATATAAAATCTTTGCTCCTGGGCTTGTACAATATCATCAATAAAACTTTCAAACGCTGTATTATCAGCAACACATGAAACCACACATTCAGATGAAATTACTGGTGAAAATCTTTTATTATCTTCACCGCTATAAGTTATTGAAAAACCATCCAATGAATCCATCCCAATTTCTAAATTATTGGGTGATCCATCATAATCAACATCAACTATATCAACGCGATATTCAAACCCATCAATGGATTTCCAATCAGCTCTATATCTTATATCTGCCATTTAAAATTAATATCCGGTTGTTCTATTTCTATCCGCTTTTGCTTTGTCAAATACTAATAATAAATCCTTCCCACTTATCCGGGATGTTCCTGTAAAATTCATATTACCATCAGCACCCATGCCCACGGATAATGGAATTGGTGATGGAACAACCATTTCCCCGGATGTTAATAATGCTGGATATGTATCATTTGGAAATCCACCCGGCACAATTCCGCCATCAGCAAATTTTGGGATCGCTGCAAATGCACCCAATACAGTACCAACCAGGGTTGCAATAAATACAGGGGTTGCTATTACTGCGCCCGGTCCGGTTGCAGCACCGGATGATGTACCCCCCATTATTGCGTTTGCTATGCTTTGAGCCATTAAGATGCTAATCATTTTAATTGCTCCTTTAATTAACGCTTTTATAAACCCTTGAAATCCATGATCAGCCAATTTTAAACTTCTTAACATTCCATTGGCAAATGATGCAAAAGAATCAGCAATTGCAACCCCAACCGCTTCCGAAATTTCTTTTAATTCTGCCAACGCAACTTTCATTTCTTCAATATTTGTTTTATCTACATCTGGAAATAAAAATTGAATTGCTTTTTTTGTAACGGGTTTTAAATCCAGGACCTTTTTAACATCATCCGAAATTGACCGATCACCACCATCAGCCATTTCAGGTTTATTAGTATTTTGACTCGGTACAACTTCATTTGTTTTTCGTGGTCCAATGGGTGTTACGCTGTTAAATTCGCGAATCGCAGTAGTTGCTTCTTTTGCTTGGGTTGCAACCTTTCCGTATTCGCTAGCAACCAATTTCAAACCTTCTTTAAAATCTTTAATTCGTTGAATCAGTATTTTTTTATATAAATCATTTTGAGTCCTTGCCGCTTCACTCTGCGCAACACTTAATTCATTTTCAAGGAATAGTTTAAGCGATTTAAGTTCACCATCAGTTAATTCACTAATATTGTTTTTTAGATTATCAAAGCTTCCAGCCGTTTTAAGCACACCATCAGCGCCCATTTTCATGCCGGCAACTAAATTAGTCCATATTTCTTCACCTAATGCCGCGTTAACATCTCTAACGGCATCCCCAAGTTCCCATTGTGCTTCAGCTGCATCCTCTGAATTTGATGTAAATAAATATAATGCAGCTGTGGCTAATCCTATTACAGTAATTAACGCCCCGATGGGATTTGCCATTATCATGGTTGATAATGATGTAAAAGCAGTTCCCAAAGCTGCAAATCCTGTAATTATCCCAGGTAAAACAACGGTAATAAAAGCACCAAGCACCACCAGCACTGGGCCCATTGCTGCGGCAATTAAGCCGAGCATTACTGTTATTTTTTTACCCTGTGGGGTTAAACTTCTAAACTTTCCAATTAATTCCTGGATCAATTTTATACCATCATCAACAACCGGTTTTAATGTTGTTCCAAATTCAATTGCCAAACCTTCCAACGCTGATTGCACTTTTAAAAATGAACCTTGTAATGTGTTATCCATTATCGCAGCCATAGATGCCGCTGATCCGGATGCATTATCAAATTTAACAGCTAAATTTCCCGCTTCTTCTGTATTTTCCGCCAGGATAGTGGCAACTGTCGCGCCCCTTTTTCCAAATAACTCTAATGATTCTTTATTTTTATTACTTGAATTATTTATTCTGCTAAATGCTTCTTCTAAAGTAATTCCTTTTTTTGCCAGGGTTAAAAATATATTCTTTAATGATGTGCCGGCTGTTGATGCATCAACCCCGCGATTAACCAAAACCCCCAGCATGGCGGTTGTTTGTTCCAATGACATCCCGGCATTTTTAGCAACCGGGGCAACTTTTGCCATCGCGGTTTTAAATTTTTCCAAATCCAACGCGCTGGATGAAAAACTTAATGCCATTACATCGGTAACCCTTTGCATTTCGCGCGCAGATAATTCAAAACCCCTTAATGTTGATGCTGCAACTGTGGCACTTTCTGCCAAATCTGCTCCCGTAGCCAATGCCAAATTTAATGTTGCATCAGTAACTTTTACTATTTCATCGGGTTTAAAACCTAATTTTGAGTAATTAAGCTGCAACGCGGCAACCTGGCTGGCAGTAAACCGGGTTGATTCTCCGAGCAGTTTAGCATTTGTTGTTAATTTTTGAAATTCAGCATTTGTTGCACCACTAACGGCATTAACTTTTGCCATTTCTTGTTCAAAATTGGCGAATGTTTTAACCGATGCAGCACCCAGGGCAACAATTGGCGCGGTTACATACATGGACATTGATTTGCCCATTTTTTTCATCTGACCACCAACTCGCTTCATGTCCCGCGACATTTTCCGCATTTGGGTTTGGAAACCTTTTATATTCGCTCCAACCAATAAAGTTAATGATGATAAATTTTTTGCCATGTTTTATTTATTCAAAATCAATAAATTGCTTCAATTGATTTGTATTTTTTATTGTGGGTTTTTTATTTCCTTTTAAGAAATCAGCAAACGATTTTGGTTTTTTATTGTCTTTTATATATGGATTATTCATCATAATTGAATAAACCAAATAATTACTGCGTTCCCATTCTCGTTTTTCGGTTTCTTTTTTGTGATCAAAAAACCCCATCATTTTATTAAAGAACTCACCCAACTCAATGTTTTGGTAATCATCCAAACTTAAATTCAAAACCCCCAACGCTTGTTGTTCAATCCAAACCCAGGTTGTTATTTCTTTTTTTTTGTTTGCTTTGAAACATTTAATGATTCACCAGTATCCATTGATAATTTTAATATTGTAGTTAATTTACCAAATTCATCTGCATTTTCAAATGCCATATCAATAACATCATCAACATCAACATCACAATCAATATCACTTTTTTGACAACCCCTTTGGATTCCTGTTAAAAGTAACTCACCCATGTTTTGAATTGATTCAAAACTTCCATCTGATAATTTTGCAACCCATTTATCAAATTGTTCAATTGTTTTTAAATTTTTAGATAATGCAAAGGATTTGATCCTACTTAATCCGAATTTCACCGGATATTTTTTACCATTAATTATTACTTCATTCATTGCTTTTATTTTTTAATTTTTAAAAAAAACCCCACCCACCAAAATAGTAGATGGGGTTTAAAGTATGAGAAAAAATTACTAACTTGCAGTTCCTTTAGTTGGCACACCACTTCCAGCAAATGCATAACTGATTTTACTATCTTCTTCAACACCAGCTTCAACATCAAATTTTGTTATATAAGCTGTTCCGGTAAATGTTGTATCACCCGAAACTTCAGTTGAAAATAATAATGTTAATGCAGTTCCATTTATTAAAGCTGTTGATAATTCATCATAACCTTCAGTTGCATCAAATGCTGTTTCAGCATCTCCGGATGCTTCCCATGATTTTTTTCCTGGTCTTTTAGTTCCCCAGCCAGCATCATCTTTTGTTATGGATTCTCTTGGTTCATGTGAAAAACTAAATGATGCTGATAATTGTTTGTCTATTTTAGTGCCGCCTATATAGATCGCCAAAATAGTTCCGTTTATTGTTCCCGTTGTTGCCATTACTCTTTAATTTTTATTTTGTTTTGTTTATCAATTTTTTTTTCTAAATATCCATCACTTTTTAATTGGGTATAAAAATCCCCAGTTACATAAAAAGTTCTACCCGCTGGGATCACCTTCCCATCCAAACGCTGAAAATCCCTGGTTAATGTTACCTGGTATCCTCCGCCAATGTATTGCGGATCAGATTCTTGTTTTTTCTTTGCCATGTTTATATTTTTATTCTAATTATATAATCCTGTTCTTTTCGGTAAAAATCATTTTCAATATCAGATAAATCATTTTCATCTTCAAAAGTTATTATATCAACATCATAACCACTATAATTTCCCGTTTTATATGATATTGCATCAACAACTTTATCAGATATATTTGTTACTGATGAATATGTATTTCCAATTATATCAATTTGCAACCTAATAGCTTTTAATGATATTTCCCGGTCCTTATTTTTATTGGGTGATGTTGAAATTATTTGGTATGTTATATATGGCAATTCAGTTCCCTGGGTTGCCATTAATGGATAAATCTTTGTGCCAACCAAACCGGTAACATTTGAATCATTTGAAAGTATATTATAAACAATATCCCCGATCATAATTTTTTCAGATTTCTTTGAATTACCTTATCCAAATATTTTGCAAAATTTTTAGTTAACAAACCACCAAGATTTGATTTTTGATTATCAATTGCTGGGCGCATAAATGGGCGTGCTGGTTGATCTTTTCTGTATCTGCCGCCTTTTTTTATACCAGCAACATAACCGGCATAGCTTTTATCTTTTGCTTTTTTAGCACTCCCACCGCGGGATTTTTTAATTCCTTTTACACCATATTCAACCCATGCTGCATAATAACCAATATACTTCCATTTGCCTTTTACTCTTGGACCAACATAAATAATTGCGTTTTTACTTTTGGCGGTTATGTTGCCTATACTTTTTGCAAGTGATGAGTAATTTTGCCCATGACTTAACAGCTTTGATTTAGCTGTGTTAATTAATGGGCGCGTACTTTTTCTCAATATTGGCAATATTGTTTGTCTTTGCAGTTTATCGGGTAATGCATCCATTTGCCGCCTAACGCGTTTTAAATCTTTTATTTCAAAAGTTATGTTCATTACTCCACAAGTTTTGTTTTAATGATTTGGTATCTTCTGCCAATTGTAATTATACCAACTATATTATAATAATCGCTGTTATAAACCACCCGCATTTTTCGGTTTATCCCGGTTTTTGTTCTGATGTAAAAATTAAAAGTATCATCAGAATATAACATGTTGTTTTCAGCTTTTTCATTAACTTTATTTACCTGGATCGCTGCCATTGTTGACAAAAAAACACCCCATGATTTTACATCTTCACCATTTGACTGTTTTGTCAATGTTGGCGTTTCAATATTAATTGAATGATAAAATGCACTAATATTTGGAATGTTTTTATTCATAAAAATCAAATGATTTATATGGATCAACTAAATGATATATGCTTTTTGGAATGGTCCTATGACCTTCATCCCCTCTGTTTTCATATAAAAACCCAACCAATAATAATATTGCCGCTTTAATTGCACCAGGTACAGAATCAGCATCTGCATATCCGGCTGTAAATTCAATTGTAACGGCATTGTTTTGAGTTTGTGTAGTTTTCCAGCTTTCGCCATAAACAGGGTTTAACCGCGCTGGTTCACTTTCTTTATCCAAAGAATATAATGATGATGATAATGTTTGTTCACTACCATTTTCATCAACATATTTTATTGAACTTATTGCAGTTACCGGGCATTCTTTTATATAAATTGTATCACTTGGAAATACATCCAAAAACAGTTGCCAGGTTGATGGCATAAGCTGCCTATGCATATAGCTTTGCACATGCATGCGCGCAGCGGTAATTAATGATCCTATAAAAGTATCATCATCACTTACTGTAACTTGCAAATGTGCTTTTGCTTCTGTTAATGTAACCGGTTCTGATGTGGCTGCTGTTTTTAGCTTGTAAACCATTGTTATTTATTTATATACTCAAGAATTTGTTTTGATAAAACTTTGCCAATCCCTTGGATAATTGTTAGATCTTCAACTTTGGCAATTTCATCAAGTGATTCAAAACCCGCTGTGATTAATTTCTGATGCCCTGGAATGTCAAAAGGTAATGATCCATCATTTGGCACATCACCATCATATTTTTCAACATAACCCATATCAAACAGATCATCATAACTTGGCGGATTTAAAAAAGCAACATCATCTTTAAAATATGCCAATCCAACACCGATTGCATTTTTTAAAAAAATTACTTTTATTTTATCATTCATAGTTTTAAATTTTTAAAATAGCCCCGCGCAAAATTGCGCGGAACTATCAAAAAAGCAATAATTTGGTTGCTTATGTAGTAACAGCATCAACCATTGCTGCAAAACTTTCCGGATGGCGCAATGCTACATCCCACCATGAATTGGCAACAACGCGCAACATGTTTGTTGTAGCCAATGTATAAGGATCAACAACTATGTCCAAACCACCCCATTGTCCTATCATCAGATCATTCCAATTACCAAATATTATTGCTGATAATGCTGTGCCTGTTCCCTTTGTTAAATCGCTTGGAACTTGGGTTGAAACCCCAGCTTTATATCCCATTAATTCATTATTTGACTGCATAACAAATAGACCACTTCCGGAATCTAATGCTGTGCCTTTTAATTTTGCTCTTACTTTTGGATTTGTTAAAAATGCCAGGTTACCCAAATCAGCATTATCAACCGCAACTTCTCTTTCCAGGTTTATAATATCTGCATATGTTGGGGCTGCTCCATTTGTTCCACCAGCAACAGAACCAATTCCAGTTGTGTTTAATATTCCAGTTGGTTGATTTGATGAACCACTTCCATTAATAGCAGCTGAATCAATTGCCAAACTAATTGCCATCATAAGATCATTTCTTACAAAATTCTCAACATCAATTGATGATTGCATGATAAGCTGTTTTGAAATCTCTGAATATCCGCCTAATCTTTTTGG